AGTCTTGAACAGTGATTGCAGATGTCATGATTGACGTTGAAGGCATTTGATAGGCAGCGTCCCAACGGCCTGTCGGCTCATTGGTCAATCTATTAAGAACAGCATGATTAGAGGAAAACCGCCAGCGTGTGTTGGTCAATCCTGCGCGCGCAATGTCTTCGTACATAGACGCAGAAACAGCCGCCTCCGCTGTGCCATCGTTAAACGATTGAATCGCATCGCCCCCGATCAGGAGTGATGCGCGCGAGCAAACTTTAATGGGTGTATCGGCTGGACTCATGATGGTTCGGGGGGCCGAAGCCCCCCTCTCCTTTCTTGCTATTCAACAACAACAGGCGAAGCTGGAGCAGAAACCTGCACAACCCCATCCTTGCTTGACGATACGACAAGAGTCGCAGTCGCCGGGGTGTTGGAATCAGCGACGATGATAACATCACCCTTCGCCAGCATATCCGAAGCGCCGTTAAAGTATCCCGCAGCAGTTACATCTGAAACTGTTTCTGAGGTTGCATAGAACCAAAGATCAGCACTCAGCGCGCCCACAACACGGTTCAACCCTTGAAAGTTAAACGCCATGATTAGTTCCTTAGTTGTTGTCGAGAACTTCGTAGACACCATCGGAATCAATCACGATGGAACCCATTGACATCATCGACGTAGCAAGGTGCGCGACCTTCTCAGCAACGTAGTTGATCTCAGTCTGAACGTCAGCGTTCACGCCAAGGCCAACCGCGCTGGTGTGGTAGGCAAAGTTTTTGCCGCCAGCAACAGCCGAAGTCGAGAAGATTTTGAAGCCCAAGAACTCCTTCATGGTCATGCCACCTGCGAAGGGCAGGTTCTGCGGACCAACGTAGTCGCTCGAAGCAAACTCGTTGATGTTAAACAGATCGGCAAAGCCAGCGGGTGACATAGCGATATAACGCTGACCATCCTCAGGAATGTCAGCCTGACCGAATGTCTCAAACAAAGTCAGCAGGTCAGCCTTGTCCACAGGGTCAGCAACATCAGCAATCTGAGTCGCGTTAGCACCAGTGTCCATCGCAGTGGTAATCAACTCGTCGGTCTTACGACCAAGAGCGGCAGCGGCAGATTGTGCCACAGCTTGACGCTCGTTAATGTTGATCTTCAACTCATCCAGCTTGTCGATGTACTCAGGCGCGTAGTAGTCGGCCATCGTTGCTTCGACGTTGGTGTGCGCCAACTCCATGGGAGTGACGTTGCCGTTGCGAGCCTTGGTGGTTGCAGCGCCTTTGCCGATGATTTGGAATCGGGCAGTCGAACCTGTCACATTGGTAGAGCGAACAGTGTTCCGTAGCTTGGAACCCATGCGCTGATACGCCATGTGAACTTCGGTTTCGAACTGCTTGATAAAGGCTTGGTCGATTGTGTTAGCCATTTTTTCAGTCCTAAAGAAGTTTACGGTTGCTACGGGTGTCCGCGTTTCACGTCAGCGAGGGTGTCCTTTCGGGCCTCTTAGTGCATTACGGGCCGTGATGGTGGCGAAACAATATCATCAGTCCAATGATTGCAACGCACAAAACGCACAACGGTGTGGCCATTTTCCATAAGCCCAGTGAACTCAGGCTGGAAGCCTAAGAAAGCCAACCATTGGTGCGTAAATTCATTCTCTGACCAAACGTCAGAATACAATTCGTCATAGAAAGCGTGATAAAACTCTATGACAGGCATGGACCTGCGCACTGCGCTGCGCCAAACCCTCTTAATCTTGGTGGAAAAGACCATCCAGAACTGACCACCGTCAGCACCGCAAATCGCAACAATGTCTCCATTGTGTGTGATTGCATGAGACAGGTCATAATCTAAAGCAAGCGGCAGGTGATCTCTAGGGTCTACATTGTAAAACTCCTCAAACTCCCTGACGTTTCGATCATCAAGGTTTTCAAGGATTGCATCAACATGGCACCCTTCAAGCTTGTGAAACTCAAAGGGGCCAAGGTTTAACATTGATTTCTTATCCCTTGTAGACAGCGCGGAACCCTTCCTCGACTTGCTTTACAAACGCAGGATCACGATCCTTCTGGCTCCAGTAGCGCGGGTCATTCATCATCTGGCGCAAATCAGCCTCGCTAACACCAGATGTTGGGTTAGTGTCACCGGAATACGATCCGTCTTTCATAGCTTCCATGATTGCCTCCAGCGCAATAATACCATCTGCGCTTTCGCACATCCGCTCGACCGCCGGGATCGCGTCTTGCGGAAAGAATTTGTTGGCAAACAAAGATGCAGCCTCAATACGGCTAGAGGCATTGTCACCAAGCTTTGCTTCTTCTGCCTCAAGGTCAGGCTGAGAAGCGCCAATGGATTGAGTGTACATCTCAATGCCCTTTTGGAACTCCTCTTGGCCATAGCCATTCTCATAGGCATGGTCAGACCACCACTTTAGTAGGTCGCTGTTCGCCGCCTCTTCAATGTCAATGCCCTCAGGAAGCTGATAGTGACCCGGCGATTCAGGCCGATCACTGTAAGCCTCCTTCTGCAATTCCTCCATGATCTGTGTGCGCAGGTCTTCTTCCTTTGCACCGATCTTGGATTCCAATTCCTTGTAGGCTTTCGCCAAGTCTTCAGGCGAATTGTATTTTTCGGGAAGCCACTCCGGGCGATCAGAGATTGGGGCCTCATTACCCGAAGTGACTTCCTCTGAGCTAACCGCCTCAGTTTCCTCAGGCGCAGCTTCTGTTCCCGATTGCATCAAAGAATCGTTCATTTCTTGCTCCTATGCGCGTGGGCAATACGTTGCTCAAGAAGGCCAACGATGTACCGCTGACCTTCGATATGCCTCAAATCTTCGTTCGAAACATTTGGGCCATGCACCATCTCAATGGTGATTGACCGAAGGTATCTCAGGACTTCCTTGCCAGTAGGCTTGGTGAATATCTCAGCAACATTCTCGCTGATGCGAGTGTCTTCTTCAGCGTTGCGCTGAATGCCATCGACGCCGATATTAACCCTGTTGTCCTTCAACCATGCCACCTTGCTGCTGTTGTTGCTGCGCCATCTGCTGCGCTATTGCAGCTATTTGTTTACGCTGTTCTTCATCTCGGATCAAGCTTTCTGGAACACCAAACTTTTTCGCAAGGTGTATAGCGGTTTCCTCACTGTTTATGAGCATCTGCATCATCTCAGGCCCAAAAGCACCGCCGACCAACTCTAAGAAGCGAGAAATGCTTGAGATGTCCTGATTGGCTTGAGCTTGCGCCAAGGGCGACACAGACCGGACTTTAACTTCGCGCCCGTTCACAGTCGGCACTTCGATGCGCCCCTGCTTCTTTAAGATGTAGATTACACGCTGAAGAACAGGCTGAACCAGTTCTGCTTGCAATCGGCCAAACGCAGACCCCATCCGACGAGACAGGTCAGCCATACGCTCCGCGACCTCAGTGGCAGTGGCCGGGGTTTTATCCGGGTTGCCAAGCATGTCGTTGTAAAGCGCGCGCTTAATGTTCAATCGCATGTCGCTGAGAATAAGCTGAGCCACGTCAAAGCTGCCAGCGGCGCGGATTGGCTGTAGGCCAGCAGACCCCATAGCCTTTGGAATGATTGAGCCGGGAACAAGATTGATTGTGTCCGGGTTAATCACGCCATCATCTTCCATCTGATAGATGCCAGAGATTGCCATCTGCGCATTCTCAAGAATCAACTCAATCGTCAGGTTGGTGGTCTTGATTGCAGACAGCGCGTTAATCAACGGACCGCGGCCATAGATTTCCCCAGCGCACTTGCCCCAGCGGAAACAGATAAACGGATTGGACCCCAAGCCCTTCATCTCTTTCTTCATCAAGACAGTCTCAGTGGTCATGCAGACAGCGTAATGAAAGTAAGCTTCTTCGTTCTTCTTGCTGTAGTCGCGGCAGACAAACTCAAGAACTTTGGTTTCCTGATTGCGCCCCATCTTTGACTGCACCTGAGGGCTGAACTTGCCCTTGGGATACATCAGCGGAAGATGATCGAACTTTACCTTCTTGCGCTCACGAAACACATGGTCGATGCGATCATCAGGCCCAGTGTCCAGCACCACATGCGGCAGCGGGATTGCACTGAAAACAACAGGCTGAACTGAGTCGCCCTCTTCTACGCAGAGAACGCCAGTGCCAACCGCAAGGTCCATGAAGGATTCATGCACTTCCTGAGAGAAGTTAGAGTTTTGAATGACCTCGAAGACATACTCCGTGACCTCATCCAATTCATTGTCTACGCCCTCCCGCTGCTCCTTTGGCACCTCGCTGCCTGACATCAGGTCAGCCCAGCGCGCAAAGTTAGGCACAAGGCCAGACTGAAGGCGGCTGGCAAACTCTTGAACGCCAACCACCGCAGTCTCGTCAAAGATTTTATCGTCTCGACGCTGACCCTTTTCCTCGTAGTAGAAAGATTCTCGCTGAGGCAAAGCGTACTCATAGCATTCCTCAAAGAGAGGAACCCAGTTTTCCCGCATGGCCTTAGCCCGGTTATACTTTTCTAAGTACTCTTTTGCCTCTTTATCCATTACGAGAACCTACCAAGGAATCCTGAGTTAGAAGACTGCATCAAAGACCGACGACCAGTGCCGCCTCGCGTTGCGCCGCCGCTAGACCGCGTGGCCTTAACCTCAGATTTCTGCCTCGACTTTTCTTGAGCGCGTGTCTCTGCCGCCTTGCGAGATGCTGCCTCTGCTGCCTTACGAGATGCTGCCGCTGCTTCTGCTTGCGCTTCTGCTTGCCGCCGCATCGCTTCCTTTTCGGAACTACTTGGTCCACCACACATGATAATCTCCTTTGCTTTTCGCGCTTGAAAACACGATCACTTGATAACAACAATGCACAATTACAGCCTCGACCACAAACCTTGTCGTCTGCGTGGCTTTGAGGACTTGCTAAATACATCGAAGTCTCGCTTGGCAACCGTGGCCTGCATTGGCTTCTGACTGCTCATCAGCGCGCGCCCCTCGCCAGCCCCAAGCATCAAATACTGAAGGGCGTCGTGGACGTGGCTAAACATATTCTTGTCGGGCTTGTCAGCGTACCGCTCGCCGCTCACTTCCATCCTCTTGTATCCGTACCCGCCCTCAAAACCCTTGATAAGCATCGGGCAGCGGGTGTCGATAATAAACCCCGGCTTGCCCTCCATCATCTTCATTAGCTGCGAAGAAACAGCCTCAAGGCGCAGATCAACAGAGTTAGAGTGCGTTGGGAATGCTTTTAGCCCAGCGCCGCGGAGTATCTGGAATGGCGTTGATTCATCGGTCTGCGCCCGGAAGTCACCCGCCGGGTCGCCATAAATCATTACGTCCGGGCAGGCAAAGAAACGAGTAGACAGTTCGTTTCTAAGAACCTCGGCAAACCTCACGATACCCATATCTACGGCAACAATCTCAGATTGGATCAACCACCGACCGCGCACCTTTTGCCCCAGCACCGCCGCCGGGGTTAGGCCAAAGTCAACGCCCACATACACAGGCAGTTCCGCAGCGATAGGAATCTCTTCCTTGGCAATGTGAACCTCAGGCGCAAACATTGGATAGACAGGCTTGCCATCTTGAATATGCCCAAGGCGGTTCATCACATAGACATCAATCCAAGATTTGGTCTTACCTCGAATGAGATTCGAGTAATAAGACTTCAGCATGTTCTTTTGATTCTCAGCGTCAGGGTTTGGCTTGTAATCAAGAACCTCGCCCTCTTCGTTCTTCTCTTCTACCATCCCGGAGGGCTGCGTGTAGAAACTCCAGTTGTCTGGCTTCACCAGCATCTTGGCCTGCTCAGAAGAAATATGATCGGGGATCGGAACCTCCCCGGCCAT